TCAAAGACAATGCCTGTCCTAAGATTATGCGTGGCGTATCAACAGGCATTAGGGTGCAGTACGAACCATCATCTACGCAGGTATAGTTGTTTTCATCGTCAAGTTTGCAGATATCGAACCGCAACAACTCTACATCGTTCGGGTCTTTGGGGTTATAATCACCATTTAGCCCTTCCCCTAGAGCAACCCACTCAATACATACATTGTCTATTATTAGCCTCATTTTCATTCTCCTTAAATATATGGGTATTTGTTCTTTACGTTCTTATATCTCTTATTGAGCCGACTTATCTCTATATTAACCAAAAGACGGCGCAGGGCTTTATCTTCCTGCTCTGTTGAATAGGCTTTATCCCTTGCCATAATACGGCGCAAGGCTGTGGCTTTTCTCTGTTCTTCGTTCATAATACCTCCAATGCTTTAATTATAGCTTCGGCAATTTTCTCGGCATCGCCTGAGTTTTGATAGTCCATTATGCTAATGTAGCACCGGACACTGGTTTCATTGGCAGCCTTGACCGTTGTTCCGTCTCTGCCCTTGACAGGCGGAAACTTCTGGACAGTCTTGTCAACGGCAATCCAAAGTGGCTTATTCTGTATCATGGCTGTATCTTTGCTTTTTGGTTCTAATATTGCTTTCATTATACACCTCGCTTTCAATTAAAGTTATAATTACATTGGCCTGTTTTTAAGGCTGTCAGGCCAGCAGCCGGAGGAGGAGATTATTGTATTTCTGCCATCTGTTCCAGTTCTGCATTATTAAAGAGTCGGGCAAGGTTTAAGTGCTCATCCCTGACCGCCTCGTAGGTGTTTTTAGCTGTTATCGAGTCTGTATCATAGCCAAATTCAAAACAGAAATCTTCGAAGGTGCCCACATCGACTTTTTCCACGCACGATAGGACAGCATAGGCGGTCGGTATTTTGCCTTTTTTCTTATGCAAAGTGCCAAGCCCATACATTATCGCTGTTTCTTCCGTAATCCGCTTTTTAGTTACTCTATCATAGTAGCCTTGACTATCGGCTATGCTCTGGCCGAACCTAAAGGAATATTCACGGCCATTTCGGGAAAGTGTGATTTTGTAAATATCCCTGTTTTCCTTATCGCTTGGGAAATACTTGCCAAATTCGACAAACTCAGCGACAAACTTCGTTTCTGTTTTCTCTAAAAAGTCCGTACCTTGTTTTTCATAGTCCATTGTTTCCATTTTTCTAATCTCCTAAATAAAGGTTAATGCTTTGAGTTTATTTGCAGTCAACATAGATTGCCACTTTTTCTGCCCTATCTAATGGCAATGACTGGTCAAGGCGATAGGATAAATCGTCAAACTTGCGAGTACCTCGACCTCTTTGACGATAACCCTTGACTTTTAGGCCAAATTGACCGACCAGCCTGTTTTTTCGCACTTTCGCTAATTGGCTTGTGATAATCTTAGCCGTTGCGAAGTCATAAGTGCCGATGTTAAGGGCTACTTTTCTTTTGCGTTCTAATTCATAGCACAAATTGTTATTTTGCCTTTGCAAACTATTTACTTGTTCTCGTAAGTTGTCCATAGCGAGCAAATGACCATTTTTGATTTCGTCCATTTCTTCTTGTGTTAAAATATACTGCATAATTTACCTCTACTTTCATAAAAGGGTTAAGGGTTTAAGTATTTTTTGTGTTGTACAGCTTTTCTCAAAGCTTTTGTATAATCAGTCAATTTAGGATTAACACAATGTTCCATTATGCTAGCTTTTCGTTGACCGAGCCATATTTGCCGAGATGTTTGTTGCCATGCTTTACGATAAGGCTTTGTAAGTTTTCGGACGCGGCCAGTCCAGTCTATTCCGACCGGCGTTCTTTTAATGTAGCCGACAATAAGCCAAATATGGCCGTCCGATGTTTTATAAGCTTTCATTTTGTCTCTTTCATTAAACATTATTTAGTTTCTAACATAAACTAAAGCCTGTTTTTAAGCCGGAACAGGCAAACCGGAGGGATTAACCGATGCTGGAGATAAAATATCGCTCACCATCTTGTAAAACCAGCTTTTCGAGCAGCCTCCAGATGGTATATCCAAAGTGCTGGCTGTCATAAACTAGCATATCAAGATTGAAAGCTAGTCCGCCATTGTTAATTTCATGCTTAAACTGTGCTTTAAATTGCTCTTTTGTTAATTCCATGTTTCATACCTCTACTTTCTTAAAAGGGTTAGATTAACGCGTATATTTGTGGATATTTAGTTAAAACGTGTTAACCACTTCAATAAATTTACTTTGCTTATCCATAATAACCTCACTTTCTCTAAATTAACATTATATTTTATTTGACTGATACTATAACACCACCAACGGCCTTACACGTTGCGTACCACTTGTGTGGTTCTGGATAGTGTGGGCCTTCACAACAGAAGGTACCGTCTTTTGGTTCGTTTCCACCGAAGGGGCCGGGTTGATAATATCGGATGACGTCACCAGATTTTACGGCCTCTTTTAAAGCTTTTTTACTCTTAAAATTTGTTGTTGTGTACATAATAATCTCCTTTAGTGTTGTATAAAACAAACTTTTTTATTTGTTAAGCAAACATTGCAATCTCTCATGCAGATTATAGAATCATCAATACCGCATGGACATAATTTATACCCGATTTTCTTAAGCTTTTTACAATAGTCCATATCGCCATAATTTAGGCCCAATGGCGTTACACTGTTAACAAGATTGAAGTTTTTAAGCTTAAGCAATTGACTAAAATTAAGCTTTTTAAGCTTTTTGGTGTAGCTGTAGAATTTCACTTTAGGTAAGGATTTTATAATCAAAACATATTTATTGATATAATCTTGACTGTAAAAATCCCCAGACTCGTGTATTCTAACTTTTTTGCGTTTACTTTTGACTATTTCAGCAATGGTATTAACAACAAAAGCTTTCCCTTTAGTCTCGGCCAAATTGCGCTTTCTTGACGGTAATACAGCCGGAAAACGTTTTTCAGGGTTTTTAGCATAGCAACCTTTACATTGCTTTCCAGAACCAAAACAAACAGCGGTTGGCAAACAAGATACCAAACAAGAATTATCTATTTTAGTGTTGCCTTTTTTATAGTGCATATTAAAATCCTCTCATTAAAAAAGGCCAACAAGATTACTGCTAATGAGCCGAGGCTCGTAACCTTGCTGACCTTACAAAACAAATTAGTTTGACTCATTAGCATATTACTATTATCGGATATCTAGTAAGAAAAATCAAGCAAAAAATATAAATTTAGCAAAAAAACTTTAAAAAGGTATTAAAACCATGATTATCAGGCCAAAAACAAACTATAAATTTTACTTATATTAGTATTAGGAATGATAAAAAGCTTGACTTTGTAATTCAATTGTGGTATAATACCGACAATGGATAGGCTATAAATAAAGATACATAAAGGAAACAGCATAAAACCGGATGATAAGATATTGAACAGCATAGTACAAAAACAGCACAAAACCGCATAACATAGATAAAACAAAGCCATAGCATTAGATATAAGACGTTAAAAAACAATTTAAGGACTAGACCATAGCTAAAAACAAACAAAGACCGTTAACCGCAAAGCAGGAGATATTCATAACTAACTACTGTACTAATGGCTATAACGCAAGCAAAGCCTATAAATCGGCATATCCTAACTGTAAAGCCAACTATCACTCAATGGGTAGTCAAAACCTTGCAAAGCCTTGCATAAAACAAGCAATTAGCCAGTATATAGACAAGAACAAGGCTGATATTGAACATAATAGACAAATAAGCTTAAACAAGCTGGAAAAAGCCTATGAAATAGCACAGACCCAGAAGAACCCTGCCGCTATGGTGGCTGCTGAGCGTGAAAAGAACGCTATTAGTGATTTACATAGGCAAACAGTACATAATACTGGCGATGGCTTAAGCATAAACGTTACAGGTAAGCCTGATTTAAAGCTTAGAAAGGATATGGCTTAAGTGCTGATAATGGCTAAAGTTAGGACAGAAACGACCCCCCATACACCCGACATGGGGGTGGGTATGCATGGTGTGGTATGTGTTAATAAAAGGGGGGTAGGCCATCATTTCCCCAGCCCCAGTAAAAGGGTGGTCATGGCATTTATTTTTAGCCATATTCAGGAGTGTTAATTTGGGTAAGTCGAAACTAGAGCAGAAACAAGGAAAAGTGGCAAGTCCTCATGGTGTGGATAAAGATTTCCCTGACATCCCTGTTAATATGGGTGATTTAGACACGGACAGGTATCATTTAGCTAATTGTGCTATGAAGCTGAAGGACCGGTACAATGTATTCCCTATTTTGGCGGAGATGTTGAAATGATATTTTTGCGAAGGATTATTACTGCCCCTGTTTATTTAATGTTGATTTTTGCGTTGGGCGTTGTGGCTATATTTACGCCATTAATTGCCTTTTTACTTGCTGGTACCCAGGGAGACACTTATTAATTGGAATCCTGTACTAGAGCCGTTTCAGATGGACTTTTTTGCCAGCATGTTTAGGTTTCCTGCTATGGTAGCTGCCTGGGGTACGGGTAAGACCATGTGTGGCTTACTGAAGGCTATGGACTTAAGTATTAGTTATCCTGGCAATTTGGGTTTAATTGTGCGAAAGAACTTTACTGACCTTAAGGACTCGACAATGAAGGACTTCACCCGATATACTGGGATAAGGGTTCCTTCGAGCAAGGACGTTAAATTGCCCAATGGCAGCGAGATAATGTTCCGGCACATGGACGAGTTGAGTGGAATTGTCCAGAACGTCAATTTGGGCTGGTTCTTTATTGAGCAGGCAGAGGAGTTCGATACCCCCGAGGAGTTTGACCTTTTGGACGGTCGTTTAAGGCGTGAGGGCTGTTTCCGTCAGGGCTTCATCATTGCCAATACCAATGGTCATAACTGGATATGGCGCCGGTGGAAGAACGAGAGCGGTTCGGAGTATCAATGCGACAAGGAGTTCCCCTATCCTACGGGTTTGGAGGGTTTGGAGTATAGTGGTTACGCATCTTTGACCGAAGCCAAAACCGCTGATAATGCGGCTAATTTACCCGAGGACTTTTTGGGTTCTTTAAAGATTAAGGCTGAGATTAACCCCTCTCATTATCGGAGGTATGTTTTAAACTCATGGGAGGACACTGACACTGCTGACGTTTGTATTCCTTATGACCACCTATTAAGGGCCATTAATGCTAATATCTTCCATTTACATGAAAAGCGGAGATTGGTATGTTGTGACCCTGCTGAGTTTGGTGACGACAAGACAGTTATCATGGCTTTGGAGGAGGGTAAGGTCATAGATGTAGAGATTCTCCGCAAGAAGGAACCCATGGAGACTGCTGGCCGTATTGTGAGGATGCGCAGGAAGCACAACGCCCAACTATCTGTGGTTGACTCTATAGGTATAGGTGCGGGGATTAGAAGTCGTTTAGGTGAGTTGGGCGAGAACGTTTTGGGTGTTAATGTTGGTATGAAATCTTCCGACCCTGACAACTACAGGAACCTTAAGGCTGAGATATGGATGTACGCCCAAGAGATGTTCAGGGAGAACCTTATCTCTTTACCTGATAACGATGAATTAATTGAGGATTTGGCTGCTATTAAGTATTTAGTCACCTCTAAGGGTCAGGTAGCGATAGAGAAGAAAGACGACACTAAGAAGAGGTTGGGCAGGAGTCCTGATATGGGCGACTGCTTTGTTTTAGGGTTATATGGCCTTAAGGGTTTAGGTTACGACCCTGTAGTTGAGTATGAAGACGAGGATTCGGAAGTAGCAAATAGTTACACTGTTAAAACGGTATTCTAATGAAAAAAGAAGATACAGTACAATACATATTAAATCTTAAAAAAGAGGCCGAGGACGCCACAAGGGACCGGAGACTGGCCGCTGATGAGTTGTGGAACCTCTATCAGAATCGTCAGGACTATTCCGGCAAGAAGGACTGGCAGAGCAAAGTCTTTGTTCCGAAGGTCTTTATGTCTGTCGAGCAGGCCACCGCCATAGTCAAGAGGGCGATAATGTCACCCCGAAGGCTCTTCAAGATTGACGTTAAGGACCCGAAAGACGAAGAGGCTAAGGCTAAAATTCCTGACGTTGACAGGGTCTTAAAGAGACGTTTAAGAGAGAGCAACTTCGCCACAGCTTACGCCGAGACCATGAAAGAGGCTTTTCTTGTCGGCTTGGGTATTCCTAAGGTTTTATGGGAGGGTGGTCTTAAGTTTGTAAACGCTCCCACCTCTAAGACTTACATAGACCCCGATTTTAAGACGTCATCTTTCGGCGCACCTAAGTACGTCATAGAAGAGAAGGAGATGGACCTTGCCGAGCTTAAGGACCTCGCTAAGAGAATAAACGAAGAAGCTGGTAGAAATCTGTTCAATATGAAAGAGGTTAATCGTATCACCGAGGACCAGCGGGACGTTGAGAAGGAGACTGAGGAAAGAACCAGACGGGGGATAAGCGAACACAACAAAACCGACAAAAGGGTAAAGATTACAGAGTTCTGGGGTTCTATAATCGACAAGAAGACTAATAAGATTAAAAAGAACCAATTAAGGGTAATGGCTAATGATAAATACATCATAAGACAACAGGACAACCCTTTCGACCATCAGAAGAACCCCTATCTTCCTGTTGTTCCGATAGTCTACCCTCATAGAGGGGCGTGGGGTGTCTCTTTAGTAGAGCCTGTTGTTAAAATGCAATACGCTTATAATAATATCATAAACCTCTCCATAGACAATCTAAACTTTTCGGTTAATAAGGTTTTTGAATACCAGCCCTCTAATTTAGTAAACCCAAGAGCCTTAACCCAATTATACCCAGGTAAACTCGTGGCTAAACACGCACCCTCTCCTGCCTTGACAGAGGTTAGAACTTCGGGTTTGGGTCAGGATTCGTTCATGGCGATGGACCTTCTCCAGAACGAGATACAAAAAGGAACGGCTGTTACTGAGTTTTTAATGGGTACTGCCGGTAAGAGCAAGACCGCTACGGAGGCGGAACTAAAGACTGCCCAGGCACAGGGCATGTTTGATACTATAGCAAGGAATATCGAGACTAACTCACTTGCCCCGCTTATTGAGATGAGCTTCGACCTCCTGGTACAGTTTGGCGTCATTCCACAGGAGTTGAGTGGCAGGTATAAATTTGAAGTGGGTGGATTAAGTCTTTTGTTGGTCCGTAGGGAGCAGATAGAGAGAATAACACAAATACTTCAACTGGCTCTTCAGTCTCAAACTGTGGCGTCAATGACAAATATACGAGAGTTATATTCAAAGTTACTTAACTTTTATAATCTGGAAGATGTTCTGGCCGAAGAGTCTCAAGGTCCGAATCTTGACCAGCAACAATTAATGGAACAACAGGGCGCAGAACAGGCCCAGAAACAAGTAGCGGGAATGTCAGACGAAGAAGTGATGGCAGCCGCACAAGAGTTAGGAGTTTAAAATGCAAACAATGAAACAAGTCAGGGATAGTTTAAAAATTAAAGCACCTGGCACAGATGTCAACATTAAGGGGTTCAAGGTAAAACAAACGTCACCTGGTGTTCATGTGGTGAAGTTAAGCGAACCCCCAACCCCGAAGGTCTCGCAGACCGAGCGCAAGGGCGTGGGCGGTTCAAAGGCAAGGATGCGCCATAAAGGGAGAATAGACCCTAAGGCGGCAGACCCTCGTGACCCAGGTGTTACGGCAGCACCGCCCAGTAAGGTGAACAATCCCACTACTGACAAAAATGTTATGAAGGGTTATATTGTCGGTAAAGGGTGGCCAGCAAGCAAGGGCAAAAGTGCCGGAAATCCCTATGCTGTATTTGATTCGGCCCCTCAAGGCGCCGGTGGTGTAGAGGCGGAAGGACCTTACTAATGGATGATAAAACGATTACTGAGTCGATTGCTGTGGAAGGTAACGATGTTAATACCACTATTAACACTAAGGGCTGGAAGAATATAATTCACCCTGCGTTGAGTAATCGCATTGATGCGCTGATAAACGAATTTAGTGGTGCAAAAACTTATGAGGAATTTGTTAGAATCCAACAGTCAATAAACGCTATACAGGGCTTGATGGATTTTATCGAAGTTAAACTAATAGAGGGCAAGACTGCTCTCACCGAGTTAAAAGGAAAACAGTAGGCGACCCGAAAGGAACCAAATTATGAATGAAGAAAAAGTAGAAGACCCAAAGGACGACAAGCCAGAGGATTCTTACGAAAAGCGGTACAAAGACTCACAGTCACACATAACCAAACTTGAACAGGAAAACGCTTCCATGCGGGACCAGTCAGCTAAGGATAAGGAGTTATTTGATACGGTCTCCCAGTATGTCGATTGGGACAAAGCAAACGGCGTACAACCTGTCGAGGATGACGGATATGTGGACAAAAAGACTCTGAACAAGCAGATTAAAGACCTTCAAGACCAAATGGCAAGAGACAGAACTACTCAGGATTTCAGGATTAAATATCCAGATATGGTCAAGTATGAAGATTTAGTCGGCATATTTCTTGGCAAAACCGACACTCGAAGACCTCTTAATGAGCGTATTGACAGTGCGGTTGACAGTGCAAAGAAATTAATAGAGTCTGAAAGAACAAAAGGTCGTGAGGACTTTGAAAGGGAAAAGAAGGAAAAGGACGCCAAGGAAGCCGAAGCATCTGGTCTTTCCGATGGCAAAGGGCCTAAGGGTGAAGAAAAAGAACCCGATGGCGAAACTTATGAAGAATACATAGCTTTTCGCAAGAACCAGGCGAACAAACAGTGGGCGCCTGACGCTTCTTTGCAAAAGTAATATTGGAGATTTATTATGGCTTGGACAGACTTACAGTACAATGCCTCTTCTGGTCAGGGCGGATGGTTTCACAATCCCCGACTAAGCCAGGAGCTTCGACATGCTCTCCAACCTTTGAATAAATTTCGGCAGTTTGTCGATATTAAAGAAGGCTGGGGCAAGGGTGTTGGAGACACATTGTACTTTGACAAAATCAGTGGTATCAGTACAGCTGGTGCTTCGTTGACAGAAACTAATGCTATGCCAGAGCATCAGTTCTCGATTACTCGCGGTACGATTGCGCTGAATGAGTGGGGTAACTCAATTCCCTATACTGGGAAATTAGAAGCCCTGAGTAATTTTGACGTACAGAATCCCGTTATAAGGGTTTTGCGTGACGACATGGCATCGGTTTTAGACAAAGCCGCAGGAGTTGAGTTTAAGAAGACGGGTGTTAAGTATATCGCTTCTTCGACTACTCTCGGTCAGTTTGAAACCATTGCTGATGGCGATACACTTGCTTCTGGCAGTAATATTAAGGGTGGTTGGCGTTTATTCCATATCAGAGAGGTTGTTAAAAATCTCAAAGCCAACAACATTCCTAAGTATGACGGCGAGAACTATATTTGTATCGCTTCTGTGAACTTTCTTGGTCAGTTAATGAAAGACGCAGAGTGGCGTGACAATGTTAGATATGGCGACCCTGCAAGATTGTTTGCTGGTGAAGTCGGTCGTATGTACGGTGTAAGGTTCATCGAAGAGACCAACTATCTCATTGATACAATGGGAACAGGCGGTAACTACGGTGAAGCGGTAGTATTTGGTAAAGAGGCTGTAATGGAGGGCGTGGCTATTCCTGAAGAGATAAGAGCCAAGGTTCCTACAGATTACGGTCGTTCTAAGGGGCTTGCATGGTACGGTATCATGGGCTGGGAAAAAATGTGGAAACACGATGATTCCGGTCAATATGCCCATATTATTCACATGTGCGGCTTGAACGCTTAAGGAGGTGTTTTATGAGTTATGATTCTCCAGACTTTCGTGTTCAAATGACATACGGGCCTATATTTGGTTCTTTCTCACAAATTATCGTTACAGAAGGAAGCTCTGAGGCCAGAACATCTGAGGACTCCAGAGACCGAGTTGAGTTTTTCAGAAATGTTAAACTGCTTGATTTCAAAGTTCTGCCTTTAGCGGGTTTAAATGCAGGCAGGGCTATAGCTGGTGTTACTCAGAAAATTCAGCTTATGGTTGGCTCAGACGTTGTTGGCTCAGCTACACTTCTTGGTAGTGACGATGATGGCAACATGGTAAATGGTTCTATTGGCACTGGTACATTGGCAGAAGTTTCGTCTAATGAAGAGCTGTCCTTGCGACATGCTATCGTAGACGCATCTGGAACTGCCGGAACTTTTGTGGCAGGAAAAGTAGAGGCTTATGTTTTGTACGAACACAGATTTGCTTAAAATTTAATTTAAGGAGAAAAGAGGTATGTGGACAAAGGAATTGCCTGATGGCTACGAGTCCAGAAAATGCAGATATAGGGTTGCTTCATTGTGCAGGGGCGTTGGCCTCGACCTCAATGTTCGGGACGAGAAAATCGTTCCTACAGCAATCGGTATTTGCAAAGTAAGAAATCCTAAGGCCGACATGGTGCTTGATATAAGCGCTAATGACGGCCTTGGGTTGTTCTCTGACAACCAGTTTGATTATGTATTTGACGCCCATCAGTTA